GCAGCGCCCACAACCTTGAACCCAGCAAGAAACTCAGCAACAGTAGTTCCCAAGAAGATAAAGACACCTGCCAGTTCTTTAACAAGTTCGGCATAGCCAGCAAGTTCTTTCTGACCAGCAGTTTGATGTGGATACTGTGTGGGATAAGTATTGGTTGCCAGTTATGAAGAAACTACTCAAGTGATTCCGGTTCTCGGATTCTGTACCCTAAAGAGGTTTGACCTTGCTGACCGTTTGCTTGCTTCTATTGACTATCCTGTGGAGCATCTTGTTGTGGTTGATAATTCGGGATTACAGACTTGGACTCCAACAAAACCTGACTGTGTTGGGAAGCTTTGGACTATTCGCGTTCCTTTTGGGCTGGGCTTGGTTGGTGCTTGGAATCTAATAGTCAAGTCCACACCTTATGCGCCTTACTGGGTGTTGGTAAATGATGACGCTCACTTTGCACCTGGCGCTTTAGAAACTATTGCTAAAGAGGTAGACACCGAGGCTCTCAACTTTCTGGACATTGTGCCTCAATGGTCAGCGGTTGTCTTTGGTGAGGGAATGGTGGATAAAGTCGGCTTGTATGATGAGCGCTTCTATCCTCTCTACTTTGATGACAATGACCTAGAGCGCCGAGTAGATCAGGCCGGTGTGCCTAAGAAAACAATTCAGGCCAAAGTCCACCATGACAATTCCAGCACTCTAAAGGCTGGGTTTGAGCAAGCCAACAATATCTCTTACAAAAACAATCAATACATCTATAACTGGAAAGAAGAGAACCAAGACTTTACTCAAGGCGAGTGGTCGCTGGCTATCAGAAGGGCTAACCGATGGGACTAAGGGTTTATACCGGTGGCTCTTTTGATCTTTACCATTTTGGTCATGCTGATTTTCTACAGCGATGCAAGACCCTAGCAGGGCCAGATGGCGAAGTTATTGTGTCGCTAAATACAGATGAATTTATCAAGGAATACAAAAAGAAAGGGCTGGTGATGACTTATGAGGAAAGGCGAAAAGCGCTCTTGTCTTGCCGCTATGTTGATGATGTTGTTCCCAATATTGGTGGCGCTGACAGCCGTTTGGCTATTGAGTTAGTAAGACCTGACCTTATTGTGATTGGCTCAGACTGGGCTAGGCGCGATTATTATGCTCAGATGCAATTTGACCAAGACTGGCTGGATGAGCGAGGGATAGGCCTTTGCTACATTCCTTATACTCAGGGAATTAGCTCGACAGACATTAAGAGTCGCTTGCGGTTCGAGCGGTAGAATAGTGTTATGACCATGAGCAATCCATATGCGACACTTGCAGAAGTTAAGGCCGCACTCCGCATAACCGATAGCATTGATGACTCTTTGCTAGAAATGGCGATTGAGTCTGCCTCTCGCCTAATTGATGCACATTGCGCTCGCTCTTTCTACAATGCTGGAACTGCTGCTCGCTACTTTGTTGCCGACAATGACTACCTAACCAACATTGATGACGCAATCTCTATTACCGAGGTTGCTACCGATACTTCTGCCGATGGAACTTTTGATGTTGTCTGGCAAGCAGATGACTACCAACTAGAGCCTCTAAATGGGCGTGTAGACGGCCTTGTATGGCCTTACAACGCCATTAGAGCAATAGGTGACTACACCTTCCCAATCTGGGGTGGCGAAGCTCTTGTAAAGGTCACAGGCACTTGGGGATTCTCAGCAATTCCTACCGCTATCAAGCAAGCAACCATTATTCAGTCAAGCCGAATTTTCAAGCGCCTAGACTCACCGCTTGGTGTTCTATCAAGCCCAGACCTCGGCTTCATCCGAGTTGGCTCTCGCCTTGATCCAGATGTTTCTCAGTTGGTTGATTCTTACAGGATTGTGAAGTTCGCATAGTGGCAAGCATTACCGCTATTCGCTCAGGGCTGGCAACCAGGCTGGCAACAATCACCGGACTTCGCTCAGGCGCAACTATCCCTGACAATGTGAATCCGCCTTATGCAATTATTGCTCCAACCTCGGTGGACTATCACCGAGCTTTCAACAACGCACTCTCCACCTACAACTTCACAGTCACTTTGGTTGTTGGTCGAGTGTCAGAGCGCACCGCTCAAAACAGTCTTGATGCCTATTGTTCCCCAACTGGAACTGGAAGCATTAGGGTAGCCATTGAAGGAGATAAAACCCTCGGGGGAGTTGTCTTTGATACAATAGTTACAGGCATGAGAAACTACGGCTCGGTCACCATCGGCGAGAATACCTATCTTGCCGCTGAATTCGATATCGCTGTGCAAGCAGACTAAACAAAAGGAAAATCACAATGGCAAAAACTGTTGTCACAAGCCGTTATGTGTCAATCGGCACAGCGGATGTATCATCAGCCCTATCAGGTGCATCTCTTGAGATCACCGTTGAAGAAGTAGACAAGACCTCGCTAGGTTCAGCCGGATGGCGCGAAGTAGCAGCCGGTCTAAAGTCTGGTTCTGTAACTCTAAACTTCCAGCAGGACTTTGGTGTTGGTGGAGTAGATGCTTTGCTTTACCCTCTAATCGGAACAGAGGCTACTGTCACTATCCGTAGCTCGAGCGCGACTGTAAGCGCCACCAATCCTGCATACTCAGCAGTTGTGCTTGTATCTCAGTACACACCTATTGCTGGTGCTGTTGGTGACCTTGCTACTTTCGATGTAACCTTCCCAACTGTTGGCGCTGTTTCACGCGCAACCGCATAAGGATAAACAATGAAAATCAACCTACGCATCCTATTCACCGCTGGCAACTCAAAAGAGATTACTTGCTCTGCAAGTGACCTTGTAAAGTTTGAAGACAAGTTCAACATCTCAGTTAGCAAAATCCAAGAAGAAGTGCGAATCACTCACCTTCTGTTCTTGGCTTGGGCTTCTGAAACTCGCACCAAAGCAACCGCTCTGGACTTTGATGCTTGGACTGAAACAGTTGAATCTGTTGGAGCGAGCGAAATAGACCCAAAATAGTTGGGCTTGGCGATTCATCAAGTCATTGGTACATCGCCAGCCTTGCTGTTGAAACTGGTATTGCACCATCAGCTCTAATGGCTGAGTCAGACCGAATGCTCTGGACTATGGGCCGGTACATGATCTGGCGCAATAAACAGATGAGTAAATAGAAAGACCCCCGACTACGCATCGGGGGCTTTTCGCTTCTAAGGTAGAATTGTCTTATGGCTGATGTGGTTTACTCTAATGTGCGAGAGCTAAATCGGCGTTTAGATGCCATAGATCCAGCACTAAAAAAAGCAATGGTTAGAGATGCTAAACTAGCCGCAAAACCGCTACAAACTGGCATCAAGGCAGCAATTCCAACAGTTAGCCCTCTATCTGGTTTCAATTCTCAAGGCCGCCTTGGTTATGGAATTGGAAAACCTGCTAAGTCTGTGACAACTAGTTACCGAACTGGTCGCTCAAGGAACACCGCTATTACTTCTTTGCTTTCTGTAAAAGTAAATTCACCGGCTGTTGCTCTTATGGATTATGCAGGTCGAAAACCGAGTGGGCCAGTTCGCCAGGTCACTAGGCCTTATGCATACAAAGGCGGAACTAGAACTCACCGAGTAAATGGACAGGGTGAGGCAATGATTGACAGACTAAACATGCTTCGCCGAGCTTCTCGCTTTGCTTGGCCAGCCGCCGAGCGAGCATTGCCAGCGGTTCAGGCTCAAGTCAGAGGTATCCTAGATAAAGCATCTCAAAGAATAAGTAGGACTTTCTAATGGCAGTAATTGTACCTGTAGCAACTAAATTCGATGACTCTGGAATCAAAAAAGCCAAGTCCTCATTTAGTGGTTTATCTAAAAGCCTAAAATCTACCATTGGTGCTTTAGGTATTGCTACATCTTTTGCTGCCCTTACAAATGGTTTGATGGATGCGGCTAAGGCTGCCGTTGCTGATCAGAAGAGCCAAGTCTTACTTGCTAATCAACTTCGCAACACAGTAGGCGCAACTAATGAAGCAATTGCTGGCGCTGAGGCTTTTGTAAAAACTCTGATGATGCAAACATCTATTGCAGATGATCAACTTCGGCCAGCATTATCAACCCTTGTTCGCTCTACTGGTGACTTAGGCTCAGCTCAAAAACTTCTAGCGCTATCAACAGATATTGCCGCTGGAACAGGTAAAGACCTTTCCTCGGTATCTATTGCAGTTGGTAAAGCAGCGGCTGGTCAGACTACTGCCCTATATCGCCTCATTCCTTCACTTAAGGGATCATCCGACTTTGCCAAAGATGCGGCTCTACAATTTGATGGGATGGCTGCTGCTGCTGCAAATGCCGATCCTTTTCAGCGCCTCAACATTATTTTTGGTGAGATTCAGGAAACAGTAGGTGCTTACTTACTTCCAGCAATGCAAGACTTGGCTAATTATTTGGCATCGGATGCTTTTGCCAAGGTTCTAGATTCTGTATTTGATGGTTTTGACAAAATTGGCTATGCCATTGACACCCTTATTGAAAAAGTTCCTGCGTTAGGCACAGCACTTGATGGACTAGGCGCTTCTCTTGAAAATGGTAAATGGGTAAAAGCCATTCCTATTATTGGTGCTTACATTGATATGTTGGCTGGCGATAAGGGGTTAGATGCTAAAAATCAGACTTCTGCCTCACGCTTGCGAGGCCAGGCAAATCCTGCTTCTGGCGGTCTTTACACTGCTTTACAAATGCAAAAAGAAGCGGCTGCGCTTTCTGGAAGCACCGCAAAGGTTTCAAATGCTGCCGCTAATGCTGCAAAGAAAGCAGCTGACGCGGCTAAGAAGGCAGCACAGGCTCAGGCAAAACTTGTAGCCGACTTCAAGGTCAACATAAATGATTTGGCTAGTGCTTTTGCACCTCTAGGCAGAATTAGTCAAGAACTTGGTCAGTTTGAGCAAGAGGCTATTGATTCATTTACTGCTATCAATGATGCGGTTACTAAAGGCCTAAAAGATAAAGCGCTAACTCAGGCTGCTGCTAACTTTATCTATGACTACATCAAGGTAGAAAAAGTAGCTCTAACTGCTCTTGCTCGCCAGCGCGATGTCTTGCTGTCAAAGATTGCTATTGCCAAAGACATTTCTCGCGGTGTTGTAGATGCTGTAAACATTACTGGCTTGCTAACTAATGAAACTAAGCAGGTCACCAAGTCAGTAAAGACTCTTGTAAATGGAATTGCTACAACTATCTCTACAACTTATGATGAGGTCATTACTGGCAACTTGTCTGAGAGTTTTAAGAAGCTAGTTGATAAGACAAAGAACTTTGCTAAGAACCTAGTCACTCTAAAGAAACTTGGTCTAAATGGCACACTATTTAAGCAGATTGTAGATGCTGGTGCTGAAGCCGGTGGAGCAACCGCTGAGGCTATTATTGCCGGTGGTGCTGATACTGTTAGCGAACTCAATGGCCTATTTGATGAACTCAACAAGGCTGGGTCAGACATTGCTAAGGAATCTACAGATACCTTCTACAGTCTTGGCGAGGGTGTTTCTAATGCCTTTATTGATGGTCTAAAGTCACAAGAGCAAGCCCTGGCAGATGAGATTGCCAAGATGGTAGCCTCGATTGAAGAGGCTTTCAAGATGATGATGAATAGCCTAAACACTCTAAAGAACAACCAGATTAGTGTTCCTGCCTCTTCGCTAGATACTTATGACTATGCTCGCATTATTGCCGGTGCTGGCAACCCTCTATCCGCTGAAGACATCCGCTTTGCTAACATTGGTCAAAAGGCCGGTGCTACTGTAAATGTTTATGTCAAAGCCGGTGTTATCACAGAAGGTAAGACTCTAGGGCGCGACATCACTTCTCTAGTAAATCAATACACTAAGGCCAGCGGATAATGCCATCTGAAAAAGTAGAGATTGGTTTTGACCTTACTGCCACCGGCGGCCCTTTCCTTACTCTTGATGATCCGGTTGCCGGAAAACTAGATGACCCTGAATGGGTGCTTGCTGGAACTATCTTCTATGACATTACAAGCGATGTCCGAAGCATCACTATCAACCGAGGTAAGTCAAACTATATTGACAACATCTCAGCCGGTGAAGTAGTTGTTGAGCTAAATAACCGCCAGCGCTCTTATGACCCAACCTATGCTGCTGGGCCTTACTATGGTCAGATTATCCCTAAGCGAGCGGTTCGAGTTTCCTCAAATGACATTATTGAGTTCTCTGGCCTGGTAGATGACTGGAATCTTTACTATGAGCCAAATGGCGAGGCAATCGCTTCTTTTGTTGCCTCAGATGGTTTTGTTTACCTAAACAACCAGACTCTAAATGCTGGAACAGCCACAGTCCAATACTCAGGCGCTCGAGTAAATGCAATCCTTGATGACCCTACTGTTCTTTGGCCTTCAGAGTTGCGCGACATTGACACCGGTATTCACCAACTCGGTGCTGATGTTATTGAAGATAACACCAATGCCCTTTCTTATCTAAGGCTGGTTGAAACCTCTGAGGGTGGGCGCTTGTTCATCTCAAAGAATGGTTATGTGACCTTCCGCGACCAGTCAGTAACAGTTGGTACAGGAACAATAGTTGAACTATCTGACAATGGCACAGGTATCCCTTATCAGAACATGGTTGTGGTTTATGGATCTGAGCAACTTTACAATGAGGTTGTTTTGGAGTCGGCTATCACCAACACACAGGTTCTAGCCACAGACTCAGACTCAATCAGCCAGTACGGTATCTTCAACCTCACCCAGACTGGCCTACTAACCAACAGCGACACACAACTGGCCGAATATGCTTCGACCCTTGTAAAGCGCTTTTCAGAGCCAGAATACCGCTTCGACTCAGTTCAGGTTCGCTTGAATGACCTTAGCCTGGCTAACCAAAATGCGGTACTGGATTTGGAAATTGGAAATGTTGTAAAGATAACCTTTACCCCTTCCTCTATTCCGCCAGCTATTGAAAAATATGCGGAGATCATTCGCATCAACCATGAGGTAGATATCACCGGTGAACACCTTGTCACCTTTGGTTTCGCAACTGTGGATTATGTCGGCTGGCTACTTGGTACGGAAGCATTTGGTAGACTTGACTTTGTTACAACTATTTAGGAGTTTTTGATGGGTTGGAAAGACTGGGTTTATGGTGACCTTGTGTCGGCGGCGGATTTTCAGTCGCTTGTGCAGGACCAGACTGTTCAGCGTTATGCGGATTCGGCTGCTCGAACTTCTGCTTTGGGTTCGGCTGTTGCTGAGGGTATGGTTTCTTACCTTGATGACACTAATGCGGTTGAGGTTTACAATGGTTCGAGCTGGGGTTCACTTGGCGGGTCAGGCGCAACCAATATTGTCCTAAATTCTTCTTTTGATATCTGGCAGCGTGGGACTTCTGGAACAGCGTCAGGTACAAGTGCTGGTTCTGGCTACAATGCTGACCGCTGGTTTAACTACTATGCAGGTGCGATGACTGTTTCTCGCCAAGCTACAGGTGACACAACTAATCTGCCAAACATTCAATACGCTGCAAGGATTCAAAGAAACTCTGGTCAGACAAGTGCTACAAGTATTTATCACGCTCAGGACATTGAAACTATAAATTCTGTTCCTTTTGCTGGTAAGACTGTTGCGTTTAGTTTTTATGCTCGCAAGGGCGCAAACTATTCAGGGGCAAGCAGCAACCTCACTTATGTTGTTCAGTCTGGTACTGGTACTGACCAGCACATTTTGGGTGGATATACTGGTTCTGCTTCTATTGTTTCTGGTTCTGCAACTTTGACTACCACTTGGCAGCGTTTTACTGCTACTGGAACTGTGGCCTCTACTGCTACACAAATTGGTATCTATTTCACTTATGACGGTGTTGGTACTGCTGGTGCGGCTGATTATTTTGAGGTGACTGGTGTGCAACTTGAGGTTGGTTCTTCAGCAACAGCTTTCAAACGCAACGCACCATCTATACAGGGTGAGTTAGCAGCCTGTCAGCGATACTACTACCGTCAAAACCCAACAGGCTCTATAAATTATCGAGCAATGGGTATGGGTGTAAATTCAACTTCAGCCAGAATCTTTGCTCAACTTCCAGTAACTATGCGAGTGCTTCCAACATCAGTAGAGTTTTCAAACCTTGCTCTATCAGATACTGCTACCAGCCAAGCTGTTACGGCTATTTCAATAAATGCTGTGTCTTCTCCCGGTGTTGCTGTATTGGATTGTTCTGCTGCTTCTGGCCTAACACAATACAGACCTTATTTCCTATTTGATAATTCATCATTTAGTGCCTATCTTGGATTTAACGCGGAGTTGTAAAAATGACATTTGAAGAAATTGAAGTAGAGTCAATGGGTGTGGTGCAGAAGCACATTATTATTGACCTCGGCAACGGCGAATACAAATCTTTCCCAGCCGATGAAAACAACCCCGAATACATTGCGTTCCTAGCAAGTCAGGAAGAAAAATAAATGGCCGGTCTAGGTAGAAAAGTTTTCAACGCTGGTGAAGTTCTATCAGCAGCGAATGTTCAAGGGTATTTACAGGACCAAGTGGTTCAGGTTTATTCTGGTACTGCTGCGCGTTCTAGTGCTTTGGGTACAGCGGTTTCTGAGGGTATGACTTCTTACTTGACTGATAGTAATGAGTTGAGTGTTTATACTTCGAATGGTACTGCTGCTTGGAGTCCGGTCAGTATGGTTCAGTCGGACAATGCAATTATCAACGGTGCTTTTGACATCTGGCAGCGTGGCACATCTTTTGCTTCAGGTGGTTATACCGCTGACCGCTGGCTTGTAGATTATGCCGGTGGTGCTGGTACTACTTCTCAGCAAACTTTCACACCGGGAACCGCTCCAGTTGCAGGCTATGAAGGCACTTACTTTTTGCGCAAGGCAAATACAACTGGCGCACAGTATTCGGCTTTATTGCAAAGAATTGAAAATGTTCGCACTTTCGCTGGCCAAATTGTAACTGTTTCATTCTGGGCTAAAGGAAGCAACCCAACAGGTAATTTTGAGGCTAACCTAATTCAAAACTTTGGTAGCGGTGGCAGCAGCGATGTGCCTTTGACTGGTCAGGCTTTTTCTGTGACTGGTTCTTGGGCTAGGTATTCTTTTACTTTTAGTGTTCCTAGTATTTCTGGCAAAACTGTTGGAACTGGCTCTTACCTTTTCTTATCTTTGTATCAAGCTGCAAGTAATACATCAACTTCAACTCTTGACTTGTGGGGTGTTCAGGTTGAGGCTGGTAGTGTTGCTACACCGTTTAGACGCAACGCACCTAGTTTGCAGGGGGAGTTGGCAGCGTGTCAGCGGTACTACCAAAGGACTGGCACACCGGGAGCAGGATGGATGTATGCAGCCATTGCAACTGCAAGAATGAACTCAAGCACCAGCGCAAATGCTTACTATCCAATGACTGTGCCACTAAGAACTGCGCCCACCGCTGTCGATTACTCAACTTTGGCTTTGAGTGTATCAGGTAGTAGCCAAGCAGTTACTGGAATTGCTTTGGATAATATCAGTTCTACAAACGCAACCATAGTAGTGACTTGTGCTTCTGGTTCTTATACAACTGGACAAATTGTTTTCTTGATAAACAATAACTCCACTTCAGGTTACCTCGGATTTAGTGCGGAGCTATAAAAATGAACTATGAAGAAATAGAAATTGACTCAATGGGTGGCCCTAGAAAGCACATCATTCTAGACCTCGGTGACGGTGCTTACAAAAGCTTCCCAGCCGATGAAAACAACCCAGAGTATGTTGCTTTCCTCAAAAGCCTAGAAACAGACAACCAGTAAAATAGGATAAACGGCCTACGCAACCGGACAAGAAAGACCGATTGTGTCAGATCAAGAAGTGCCAGTATGGGCGCAAGAACTCATAAGAGAAGTAACTATCCTGAATGAGCGCTTGCCTAACCACATAGATTACACAACCAGAAATATCTCGGATCATGAGGCAAGAATTAGAACCCTCGAGGCCTTCCGCTGGTTGCTGTTGGGTGTCGCATCTGTATCAGGTTTAGCCGGTGCTTGGATTTCTAAACTGCTAGGAATCTAAAAGATGAAAGCCGTTAGATTATTAGCGGCTACTACGCTGGCCTTCAGTTCTCTTTTCCTTGCCACACCAGCTCAGGCTGATTGTGTAAGCCCTCAACAATCAACCACTCTTGAAGCGGTTTCTGATGCCACAACCCAGCCAGTTGTAAGAACAATAACAACTTGCGGTGGCGATGATGTCGGCTATCAAATTCCTTTATCTGTTGGTGTGACTTTTGATGGGCAAACCTTCGACAAGGTTTATGCCACAACCAACTCGGTAATTACTTTTGGCGCACCTGATGGCACTTACTGGGATTACCCTCGCACAGCCTCTATAAGCCTTTACTCTATGGACTGGCTTATTTTGCCTTCTTACCGCACCGATGAACACCTGATTATTCAAAGCTCGCAGGGGGGGTTCTCGGTAGACATCTCAGCCCGACCTTACGGCAATTACAATGTGCTACAACCAACCAACATTATTATCACCGCCGCTATCAACTATGACGGATCGGTGGCTATCTCTTACATGGTTGCTGGGCCAACTTATGACGGCCAAACTCGCACCGGTGTCCGAACCACCGATGGGCAAATTATTACTCTTGAAGAGTATGGAATAGTCCAGACTGAAGAGCCTGTTGTTTTGCCAGCAGTTCCAGAGCCAAGCCCTGAACCGCTACCAGAACCAACTCCGACACCTCAGCCAACCCCTGAGCCTGTGCCTGCACCACCAGCACCACAACCCGAACCACCTGCACCAGAGCCAGAACCTATCCCAGAGCCAGCACCAGAGCCACCAGCCGAGCCAGAACCAGAACCCGAACCTGCACCTGCTCCAGCGCCCGAACCTGCTCCAGAGCCGCCTGTAGCGCCTGAGCCAGCATCACCAGTCGAGCCAGAGCCACCAGTTATCTTGCCAGTAAGTCAAGAAGAACAAATGGCAGTTTTAGCAGAGGAAGCGAAAGCAGATGACCCTATTGTTCCTCAAGAACTGGCAGCAATCCCTCTAATTGGAGATGCTGCTGTTGCTGTTCTTGAAGCCTTCAATGCTATTGGCAACTTGGGTGCTGATATTCGACCAGAGGTCAGAGAAAAAGCGCAAGAAGTAGTTGTGTCATCTGTAATTGTTGGACAAATTGCATCAACAGCATCTATGGCAACCTCATCGGCTGCCAGTTATAGGAGAAATAAATGAAATTCCTAAATGACTTGCTAGGCCAGTTATGGACTTTGGTCGGCCTCGGAGTTGCTTGGATTTTGCTTGAGGGAAGTGCCAGGACAGTTGTTGGCTGGGTGATCCTTGCCTCTCTAGCAATTTGGATGGCAACTTATCCGCTTCGCAACCGCGAGTAAAATGGTAGACATGAACCGCTTACCTAGAGCTAAGGCAGAAGCCGATAAATGGGTAAAGTGGTGGTTCGCTGATAAGCCAAATACTCCGCTGGAAACTATTGAGAATGCTAGGCGCATCTTCATTGAGAAGTGGCTTGACAACTACAAGGTAAAATAGACCTATGGCTAACTGGATGCAACCTTTCCCTGACTCTTGTAGAACTGACCCTTTTGGTGTTCACACAGAGGCTCGCAAGAAAGCCGGTCTAGGCCCTCACAGAGGAACTGACTGGGGCAAGGGTGTAAAAGGCAAGTCAATCCCTGCTGTAACCTCTGGCAAAATTGAAATCATCACCGAGTCAAAAGGTCTTGGCTGGGTGCTAGTGCAGTCAAATGCTAATGGCAAACTTTTCATTGGATACTGTCACCTAAAGTCAAAGCCGACTTGGAAAGTTGGCGATGAAATCAAGATGGGTCAGCGCATCGGATTTGTTGGCAATACCGGATCTTATTCAGCCGGTGACCACCTACACGCAACACTAGGGCCAACCAAAGACTCCTACTCGGCTGGCAAGGTTTATGACCTACACGCTTACATCGCTAAACACATCGAGGCTTGGAATGCAAAAAATGCTTAAATTATTCAAAGACATTATTGTTCGCTTTATTGGTGTTATTCTTTTTGCCTTTATTCCTGGCATGGCAGTTGGCGCTCCAACAGTCGGCTGGTTCTGGGGTGGAGTAAATGGTGTTCTAACAGTTGCCGCTTCGATTGTGGTTTTCTTTGGTGTTCAGCTCGCTTGGGCAGCAACCATTACCCATGATGATGTTGAAAAGGGATTCCGCGCCGCTGTGGCTAAGACCGCTTCAGATAATGAAGATGTTGCCGCTGCTGTAAAAACCGCTCAGGATGAAGAAATCAACTGGGATGACTTCGGTGACCTATCAGATTTGGATGGCATCGAGAAGGAGTAATCCTTGCTCAATCGAACAATTGTGTGGCTTTTGACAGTCCAGGCTTATTGGATCTTGAAAAAGAAGAAATAAGTTTGCGCTCTGCCGGTGTTGTACCGCCGAAAATGCCATAAGGCTCATTAGCAATAATGGCGTAGCCAGCGCATAGAGTCTTGACTTTACAGAAGTCACAGATGAGCTTTGCATCTATCTCATCTTGACGCAATTTCCGCTGTATCTGGGCTGGGCTAAGTTGGCCATCTTCATAAACTGCCTCAACAAAGAACATATCCCTGTAAGCCGGATCAGCGCATTGTGGCCCGCCCTCTAGGTCAGCAATGGCATTAGATAATGCTAAATATGCCTCTTGCACTCTTTTGCCCATAATGACCACCTTCTGTAGTAGGCTAAGACTACAACAAAATAAAACCCTCGCGATGCGCAAACATCCGAGGGCATGACCAAACTAGAGAAAGTAGTTCAGTATGTCCCAGTATCTCACACGCTCAGGCAAAAACAATACATTTCTACTAAATGACTTATTGCCAGCCATAAAAATAAATGACTCAGATTGCTGGATATGGCAACGCCATGTTGGTAAATCGGGATACCCTGAAGTGGGTGTCAATGGCAAAAAACTTAGAGTCCACCGCATAGTTGCCGAACTTATTTATGGCCCTGCCTCAGAAAATCAGATGGCATTACATTCTTGCGATGTGAAGGTATGTATCAATCCTGACCACCTAAGGTGGGGAACTTCAAAAGATAACATGAAGGATGCTGTTGAGCGCAATCGAGTGAGAAAAGGTGAAAATGCCTCTTGGTCAAAATTGACCTGGGACATAGTAGAGGAATTGCGACAAATAGATTTGACTACTACCACTCTTGATGAGCTTGCAAAAAAATACCCTGTTTCAAGGACTACAATTTGGCGAGCAATGACCAATAGATCTTGGAAAACAAGATAATGTCAGAGGGTAATTAGATAATGGATTTATAGAAAGGGAAACCATGAATCTACTAAATGAATCACTAATAACAACTGCAACACTTTTGGGTCACTATGAAAGTGGCTCAGAAGATTGGCATAAAGCAAGAAGTGAGCCAGGCGCTATTGGTGGCTCAGACATTGGTGCTATTGCTGGCTGGAATCGCTGGGAGTCGGCAATTAGCAAGTGGGCTAAAAAGACTGGCAAGATTGATGACACTCTTGTTCCTAGTCACCGGATGCGAATGGGTACAAAGTTTGAAGATGACTTGCTGGAGATTTTTCAGGAAGACCACCCAGAACTTGAGGTGCTTACAACTGGCACTTGGGCATCGGTAGCCGAGCCTCTAAACCGAGCCAACCCAGATGCTATTGCTATTGATGAAAATGGCGAACTGGTTTTGATTGAGGTCAAGTTTGCCGGTGACAATATGTATGAGATTCCTCAGTCCTACAAAGCGCAAATGCAATGGTACATGGGCATCTTAGGAATCAAGCGAGGTGTGCTTGTTGCTTGTGCTGGTTCTAACTATGTCGAGTTGCCTCTTGAGTTTGATGCTTTCGAGTTTGACACTCTTTGCTTACTGGCTGACCAATTCCGCCGCTATGTTGATAATGACATTATGCCCGACTGGGATGGCTCAAACAGCACTTATGAAACTATCCGAGCAATCAACCCAGACATTGACCCGGAAGCCTCAGAGGAACTTGGCCAACTTGGAATCCACTTGTCAAACACTTATGCTGAGTTGCAAGAGCTTGAAAGAAAATACAAAGAACTTCAGAGCCGAACCCTTGATGCTATGGGTAAGGCTAAATGGGGAACAGTAGATGATCAGAAGATTGTCTACAGAACTAGCAGAGCCGGTGGGCAACCCTACCTGGCTTGGAAGAAATAAGAAAGGGAAACAAATGGAATTACTAATCGGAGATCAGGTACAGGTATCTATTACCACCGACTATGGTCTAACTCTAATAACTGGCGAGGTAACCATGGTTGGTATCTGGAGGCCGGATGTCTACAAGTTTGAGATTGCTGGACTCAGTTCGACTTTCTACAGCGATGACGCTGGCCTAACAGTAAAGAAGGTTGGCTAATGGTATAGACTTGACAAGTCGGAAACTATTAGTTTAGGAATTAGCCAATGTGTGAAGTTGATAACTGCAATAAAAAAGTGATTGCAAAAGGTAAATGTCAATTTCACTATGACCGATTTCGCCGCTATGGAGATGTAATTACAAGGCCAGAACAAGTTGAATGTGTGGATTGTAAACAATATTTTGGTATTAGGAAAACTGGTGCTTTACCCATTCGCTGTGAATCTTGTCAAATAAATTATCATCGGACACAAATGCGATTAGATAGACATCGCAAGGGTTTATGGGAGCTTTACAAATTAACTCCTGGAGAATATCAAGCAATGTATGATGCTCAAAATGGGGTTTGTTTTATTTGCCAACAAACAACACAAGGTAGAGGACAAAAAAATAATAGATTAGCAGTTGATCATAATCATTCAACAGGAAAAATAAGAGGACTACTTTGTTCTCATTGCAATACTGCTTTAGGGCTATTTAGAGATAGTCCAGAATTACTACTATCAGCAATAAATTATCTAAAAGAAAGGGACTAATTATGAGCTTCAACTTACAAGACTATGAGCCAGTAGAAGACCGCATCCGCCGCTTTTACAAGGAAAATCCAGAAGGTCGCATAACAACTGAATGGGTCGAGTTTGCTCAAGAAGAAGGAAAGCCCTGGCGCTTCATGTTCAAAGCCAGCGTGTACCTAACACCTAGTGAACAGGAACTAGGCCTACCTAAAGCAACTGGTTATGCCTCAGAAATGGAAACTGGCAAGCAAGCACAATGGGCAGCGGAACTGGCAGAAACTTCCAGCATCGGTAGAGCCTTAGCCAACATGAATCTATCTGGTAATAAGCGAGCTACTCGCGAAGAGATGGAAAAGGTTGCTAGAGAGCAAGCCCAAAAGCGAGATTGGCTTGCTGAGGCTGAAGCCTTTGCTCTTGTCTATGACGCTAATGGACTGCGTAAACTATATTCAGAAGCAGTTGCTCACCGAGCGTTGCCAGAAATAGTAGAAAAGATAAAGGCTTATGGCACAGATGTCGCATCAGGATCTAAGGATTCTAATGGCGAGCCTAATCGAGGTTAAGGAACTCCATGCCGAACTTATCTTCAAGCAACAATCAAATGGAGCAACAACACTTATCCCCTGCATCTTTGACCGCGCCGAGCGAGTTACAACAGGCCGATACTTTGATAGGGATAACCCAAGAACTCCACCGCATCAGGGCTGAGGTTCAAAAGGGTATCTCTGTGCTTTATGACACCGAGTGCAAACTTGCCGATGCTGAAAATGCTTATGAGCGAGAACTGCAACTGGCTTTCATAAATGCTCAGGGAACTATTGCTGACCGCACCGCTATAAGCCGTCTACAAGCCTCTGAGAAGCGCCTACAAGCGGATTTGGCTAAGGCTGAATGGAATAGGGTCAAGGCTAAACTCAAAGCCCTAGAAACCGCTCAGATGGGGATTCAAACCTCGGCTCGCCTAATGGAAACCGAGTTGAAAACCCTCAGATGATAGTCTTACTTTTATGGCTGGCTGCCTTGATTCTTTTGGCATCTATCCCTTCCAGGTGGTATTGGTCTTTTCTTTTCTGGCTGGAAATAAAGGTAATTAGCAAGTTCGGCAAAATAGAGGAATTATGATCAGCGAGTCTTGCGGTTGCGGTGCTTCTTTTAGTGCCGAGCGCTCAGATGAACTCAAGCTCATAAACTCTTGGCGCACCAACCATAAGTGCCGACCTCAAGAGGGCAACCTGGCTATTGTGGATGCCTCTCGCTCAGAACTGGCTAACTGGCATCCTATTGGCTTTAGTCCGTTTCCAGACATTGAAGAAGATGATGACTAAAAAAGAATTTGAGCGCTATGTGGCTAGAGATAAGCATTGCTACCATTGCGGAACTACCGAGGCACTTTCACCTAATCACCGAGCTAACCGAGGTCATGGTGGTTCTAAAAAGTCTGAGGTTGCTAGTAATGTGGTAATTCTTTGTAGCCTTTTCAATGGACTTATTGAATCAGACTCTAAAGCGGCAGCGCTGGCTAAGAAGTATGGCTGGAAGATTAGCCGGTATGACAACCCTCGAGAGATGCCAGTTTTTGATACTGTGACTGGCGAATGGTGGTTGCTAAATGATGACTTTACAAAAGAACGCCTAATAGGGTAGGTTCTAAAGCGAAAGGGGCTTTATGTTACAAGGATGGACTGTTGAGCGCATTGATAATGCGACTGCTCAATCAATAGTTGTTGCTAACCACTATTTGCATCGCAAAGCACCTTGTTCATCTGCATTTGGTCTATTTGACCCTATGGGCCGTTTATGGGGCGTTGTGATGTATGGCACTCCATCAAGTTCTTCTTTGCGAGCAGGTGTCGCTGGAATTGAAGAAGCAAATAATGTAATAGAACTTACTCGCTTATGGATTGATGATGACGCGCCTAAAAATGGTGAGTCATTCCTAATTGGTAGATCAGTAAGATTGGCTGGCAAAGACATTGTTGTTAGTTTTGCTGATACAGCACAAAACCACTATGGGGTTGTCTACCAAGCAACTAACTGGCTTTATACCGGACTTAGCGCCAAGCGAACTGATTGGACAGTTGAGGGCGAAGACAAGCATGGCCACACTTGGGCTGATAAATATACTGCCGCCGAGATGCGCGAAACCTTTGGGGATAGATTCACTCTACAACCGAGAAGCCGGAAGCACCGCTACATCTTTCTAAATGGCTCGAAGGGTCGCAAGAAAGAATTGCTTGGCAAGCTAAGGTATAAGATAGAGCCTTACCCAAAAGCAAATTTGTTGTTAGATCAGAATTTGTTATAGAGTAACAAAATCAAGTTGAGGTCATTTGACCGTTGGGCAACTATAAAACCCTGCTCTCGATTCACAGTCGGAGATACAGGCCGTTAGATGGTGTCTATTTGGCGCACCTGTAATTGTGAAGCCTTAGATCAGGTAAAAGTTCTTGAGAGTAGAACAGAGTTTATTTTGATGTTGCTAATTCGCATCTGCCTAGCAACCCAGTAATCAAATAAACCTATGGCGCAGATGGTCTTACCCGCGAGGCGTGACCCATTAGAAAACCTGACAGTCCTTATACCTGTGGTTTTTGAGATGGTCGCTTAGGCCATTTCTACCCTCTAGAGCCTTGCCCTGTGATTACTGCTACAGTTATTGAATGCTGGAAGAACAGAAACTTGTCTGCAAGAGATGCGGCTTCACTGAGTTTGTTCCGGCTGATAAGCGCAAGCGCAAAGATGAGCTGTGTGTTGATTGTCGAAGAAGACCGGCTAAGACTATTAACTATGGGCTGGATAAGTCTTGTAAACCGCATCAGGGTCAGTTTGACATGAATGACAATCCGGTTGAGTGGGGTCATCTTTTACTACCTGGCAAGCGTGTTTGTGGTCACCGAGATTGTGTTGAGTTGTCGCACATTATTGTCGGCTGATTCTGCTAGTGTTTGACTACTTGCTACCCAGTAAGTAATAAAACTAATGAAAGAGCTAATTATGGCTAAATGTGTTATTCAGGTTAAGGGAAACCTTGCCCGAGATGTTGAAGCAAAAGTATCTAAGGCTGGCAAGATGTATTCAGTCTTGAGTGTGGGATCTACACCTTCTAAGAAGTTGCCTTCTGGCGAGTGGGAAAATGGCGAAACAATGTGGTTCAATGTCACAGTTTTTGCTGAGCTAAATCCTTTTGAGTTTAAGAAGGGTTCACCGGTTGAGGTTGAGGGAACTTTTGTTGCCAGACATTACACAAAGAAAGATGGCACTCAGGGTCTAAGTCTTGATGTGACCGCCGATGGGGAAAAGGTAAAGGTTGTTCCTCGCAAAGAGTCTGTAAGCCCTAATGCTGCTCAGGCTAAGGAAAACTGGAATGCTCCTAGCAACTGGAATGAAGTGACACCTTTGGTCAATCTTGAGGATGCACCATTCTAGAACTCTACTTCCGAGTAAGCGGCTCGCCTACCCCTCAAGGCTCTAAGACAGCCTTTGTGCGCGGTGGGCGGGCTGTTCTAGTAGAGGCCAATAAAAAACTTCCAGAGTGGCGCAGAGCTGTATCTGATGCCGCTTTGTTAGCACTGGCAGATCACCAAGCGGTCAAGCCTTTCACTGGCCCTGTAAGAGTCAGCATCACCTTTTTCTTGGCAAAGCCAGCAAAGCCTAAGTGGCCTATTTTTCCAGCCTCAAAGCCTGATTTAGACAAACTGGTTAGAGCAGTCCTAGATGGTTGCTTACCGGTCTGGACAGATGATTCCCTAGTTGTCGAACTGGTTGCTAAGAAGCGCTGGTGTGGCACAACCACTGATACTTACCCCGAGCCTGGCTGTTCTGTGTTTATAGAACTGTTATAAATAACCGGCGTGTCTTTTTGCTAAATTGCTACATTTAGCCCTGAAATAGTGCTACATTTGTCTTACAGCCCAGATAGGGCCTGAAAGATAAGGGAATACAAAATGATGGCAACAGGATACCAAGCAACAGTGACCACTGCTGACAACAAGCAAATTAGCCGCACCTCATTTCACCCAGAAAATGCACAGGCAACTTTGCAGGCATGGATTGATAAGCAGATTGCTTTTGCTGAAGCTCGCAACATTACTATCACTTGGGAGATTACCGAAATTATCGGTAAGACAATCACAAAGGTAGATGCATAATGCGAAGCCTTATCAATTACCTCGGCGCTCTTGCCGGATTCCTAGTTCTTGGAGTAGCAATGGCATTTGTTGAGTGGCTTGCTCAGTTTGAGTTCCTCGGCTGGCTTGCACTCGGCTTTATTTTCTTTGCTCCTATCTTCCTGGCAATCAAGTTTTGGAGAAGCATCTAATGAGCGAACCAATCTTTGATCAGGTCAATGCAACCCATGACCTTTACCGAGCTACCGCAAGACTAGAGGCTCGCAAAGAACTGGCTGAGGAACTTCGCCAGATTCAGAAACCAACCAAGCAAGTTGTAGACATTATCAAGCGATTGGAAACCAATGCTGGAGATAACTGAAACCGCTTTTGGCGCTGCACTCAAAGACACTCTTGAACTAGGTAGCCAGCAAGAAAGAGAAAGAATTATCCACCTGCTCAACAATGATGCAGTCCTACAAATGAACCTCTCAGCACAATGGCTGACCTACATAGTGGAGATGATTGAAGATGAAGTGCAGTAAGCCAAATTGCGGAAAGCCTCACAGAGCTAG